GGTGTCGGCGATCGTCACGGTCGTGCCGACAAACTCGCCGGATGTGACCTCATCCGTGGCATTCGTCAGCGTCGGTGAGGTATCCAGGGATGCGCCGGCAGCCAGGTTGATCTTGCCGATCACCAGGCGCGGGGCATCGTGCTTTTCTAACGTCACGTTGATGCTGGAGACCGTCAGCCGCCAAAGATCGCCGGCCCGGTAATCGTCCCGGCGTTCGCACTTCTCGACCGCACCGATCCATTCCATGTTCCAACCAGCGTCGTACCCGCTGCGCGTATAGCGCACGAAGCAGACGATGGCCTTGCCCAGACCGAAAAGTCCCGCGGATCCAAAAGACTGCCCGTTGAGGTTAACCGACCAGGTCTGCTGGGCTTCCTGCCACTGCTCGATATACTCGCCCTCCCAGGAAATCAGGTGCGTTACTTCGGCCCAGCCAGCCGGCGCCGTGATCGTGTCGCCTGAGACCGTCCAGCCCGCTGGCCCGGGACCGATCTGGTAATCGGCGATGGTCAGCGTATTGAGCAGCGCATTGGCGGCAAAATAACGGTGGCGCACCGTAAACTGATCGGCCGTGGTGTTGGCGATCTGGTCCGCCGTCAGGGTCATGTGGCCGCCTCACATTCGGTCAGCACGATCATGACATCGGTAAAATAGGTGGCCGCCGCCATCATGTATGGCTCGCCCGTAAACGATACGTGGTGCAAATGTCCCTTGTACCCCGACCAGCCCCCCGAACGCGGGTTGTAGGCCGAAATGTAAAACGTTCCGCTTTCTGCGCCGGATGGTACAAAGGCGTCCCACCAGGCCAGGCCAGCTCCAGACATGATCTTGGAGCGCATGATGATCTGCGGATTGCCGATCGCCGCACAGGGCCGGCCATCCGCGGCCAGCGCAATGGGCGCCGGCCACATTACCAGCGGGCCGCCACCCTGCCAGGTGCCGGTTTTCGCCGCATCTGGAATGTCGGACCAGTTGGCCGTACCGGCCGTCTTGTACTGATAGGCGTTAGGCATCAGAGCTCACTCAACAGGTAACCATCGATCATGATCTCGACCATCTTCTGAAACGCCTTGGAGTCTTTGGCCCGGTTGACAAAGCCCTCTTCGATGTTGTCATAGAGCTTGCCGCCCAGGTTCTTGATCGCATCCGCACCGCTGGTCAAGGATGCGTCGTAGGCGCCGATCATGGCGTCGACCGCCGGCTGCGCCGCCGCCGCATTCTCCTTGGCGGTGCCGCTCATGCCGGTCAGGGCCTTGAAAGCCTCGCCGCCCTGGCCCTTGGCCGCCAGACCCAATTCCTCCATGAGCGCCGCCTGCGAGTCCTCGGCGAGCTGCTTCATGTTCCAGACTTCTTTGAGCTTCTCCTTGTCAACGTACTGCGAGACGTCCTTATCGAAGATGCCCATCTGGAACTTCTCGACGATGCCCTTGGCCTGGTCCTGGTCCAGACCGTACATCTCCATCCACTTCTTGGTATCCTTGCCCGGTTTGCCGGCGTTGATGGCGATATCCTGAATGCGGAACAACGCCTCGAACGGACCGCCCGCGCCTGGCTTCATCAGGTCGCCGCCGGCCCCGACCTTGCCGAGCGCCAGCGAGTCCTGCACCGCCCCGGACAAAGCCCCCTTGACGAAGTTGGCGAACTCGTCCACCGCGGCCTTGGCCTTGGAGCTTTTCAGCCCATCCAGAATGCCGTCGCTCCCGCCGCCCATCGCCTGGGTCTGCGCCAGCGCTGCCGCCGCCGCCGCCTCTTGTTTGCTCTGCTGCCCAGCAGTCATCAATCCTTCGGCGTCCTCGCTGCCCAGCCGACCACCATAGCCGGTCTGGGGCTTGGGCATCGAAACCGACATGCGCAGGCCCGCCTTGGTCGCCTCGTCGATCAGCGCCAACTGCGCCTTGGTCAGCTCGTTGGAGGCCGCAATCTGCTCGTTGTATTTGGTGTAGGCTTCCGACATGGCGGTGCCGGCCTTGCCGGCTGCGTCCGCAATGTAGCCCGAGGATGCCCGGCTGAAGTCGCCCATATTGGAGAGCACCAGCTCGAGCTGGGCATTCGCCTCTTCTGCGCCCTGCTTATATTGTCGCCATTCCGCTGTACCCGGTATCGCGGAACTCATCCAGACCGAGTTGTGGATGGCGTCCATCGATGCAGTTATGGCGTTGCCGAGCATCTGCATCAGGCCGGCAATGTAGATCACTACCTGTTCGGCCACCTGCCCCACGCCAACAAACACGACCTTGAGCAAGTCGATCGTCATGCCGAGCTTGAGCGCCTCGGAAACCGCCGTCACCATGCCCCGGGCCACCGAACCGAGCAGGCTGACGAACAGCCCGGCTCCGTTGAGGGTTTCTGGACCGAATACGCCCTGCATGATGGCCTGCAGCTGCTCCTTCATGCCAGCGCCCCACAGATCCCGGATCAGCGGCACGACCATGTCCAGGCCGGCTTTGAATTGCCACCCGATCGCCTTGCCAGCCGCCTCGATCTTCGTCATGTTGCTCTGGTCGGTCAACGCATCGATGAGCTTGATCGCAAACGGCTGGATCTCCGTAGCGATGCCGGTTGAGAGCAGGCGCAGCGACTGCTGTCGCACGTCAGCCAGCGACGACGTCAGGCCGGACCAGCTCGTCGCCATGTTCTTGGCCGCCCCGGCATAGTTCTGCTCCATGTAGCCGACCAGCGCCTCGATGGCCTGTCCGGCCGGCACGACGCCGTCGGATACCATGTCCTGCATCTCGGCGGTGGTCACCCCGAACGCATCGGCCAGGATGCGCATGGCCGGCAGCCCGTGCATGGCGAAGTCCCGGATTTCCCGCCCGGTGATCTTGCCCATCGCCGCCACCTGGCCCATGTTGAGCATGACCAGCCGCAGGTTCTGACCCGAAATGCCGGCTGCGGATGACCAGTCGGTAAACGCCTGGGTGGCTCGCTTGGCCTCGGACGCCGAAAAACCCATTGCCAGGGCCATGTTGAAGGTGGCCGCCACGTCCTGCATCTGAAAAGGGGACTCGATGGCGAGCTGCTGCTGCCACTTGAGCAGATCTTGCGCCGGCCCCTGGGCCAGCTCGAGCGCCTCGGCCATGCTTTGCGTCACGCCGGCCTGCAGGATCTGGGTGGCCATCAACTGGCGCGCCGAGATGGCCATGCCCTCGTAAGACGCCACGACGCCAAGCGCCTCGCGTGACAGCGCCTTGAGTTGGTTGACCGCGTTATTGACCGTGGAGGTGATGCCCTGGCCGATGACGGTTCCCAGCGCGGCAAAGCCGCCGGTCAGCGCACCCAGGCCCAGGGCGCTTGTCAGATTGCGCCCAAAGCCGGAAATTTGCTGCTGGGCCGTCTGCAGGGAGCGGGTCAGGCCGGTGGTATCGCCCCGAATATAGGCGTACAGGCTGGCGACTTCGGTGGTCATAGATGTCTCTGCAGGTCGTTCATGGCCTTGTCCTTGCCATCCAGGACGCCGATCAGGGCGGCCAGGTCGGCTTCAGGAAGGCTGTCCAGGTAATCGAGCGTCCAGTGCATGCGCTCGGCCAGGATGATGCGCTGGACGGACCACTCTACCGGGCTTCCAAAGCGGAGGCTCAGGTAGGTGGCCCGCCCCAGTTTTTTGCATCTTCGGCCAGCTTCTGCAGCTTGAGCACGATCACCTGATTGACCGCCCGGATCGCCAGCGGAAGTTCCTCGAAGGCGTCCAGGGCTTCCCAGGCTTCCCGTTTCTGCGGGTCGCCGGAGAATTCCCAGGCCGTGATCGCCCCCACGTAGGGCAACACCTGCTCGTCGAAGGGCTTGTCGCCCAGGAACTCGTCGGCCCGCACCTGTTTCTGCAAGGCGTGAAACTGCTTTGCCGGGAAATTGTCCCGCACTGTGAACGTGCGTCCAGCCACGACTTGTTCTGGCATCGGCATCACCACGTCGAATCCGTGCGGTCGGCCGTGGGCCGCCACTCAAGATTCCAGATCTGCAGGTTGTCGTAGGGCGTGTCCAGCTCGCTCTTGGTGATGAACGCCGGCTGCACATGCTTCGGTGCGCCGGAGGCCGTGCCGGCCTCGCCCCAGGTCAGGGTGCCATCGGCGCCGGCATCCAGCTGCTCCCACAGTGCGGTGCCGCCGTCATGCAGGAACGACGCCGAAATGTTGCCGTCCTTGAGGGTCTTGATATAGGTGCGCCGGGCGTCCGCGCCGGCCGACTTGTCGACCGCATCGATGTTGTCCGAGTGCCGCCAGGTGCGGAAATCGGTCGAGATCGTCACTGTGCCGGCCGTGCACTTCCACGAAATGTAGGCATTTGAGCCAACTAACTCAGCCATTTATCTGCTCCTTGCCAGCCACAGGCGATACAACGCCCCGCGCTGGTACACAAACTCGCCGCCGCCGCCGGCAGCCTCAATGTAGACCGGGGGGATCCCCGAAGTCCGCCGCAGCCAGATGTTGACGAAGCCCGTTACGGTCAGGGGCTTGTCGTCCAGCAGCGCATCCACGGCCTCGGCGATCTGCGCCGCGGCCAGGTCGGTGGCCGCCAGCCCCTTGACCGTGATCAGCTCGTTCTCGCGCCGCCGCGGGTCGACCGTCTCGGTCTGGTCGCTCGACGAGAAGAACACCACGTAGGGCAGCACCGCCCCCTGCGGAGCCTGGATGTGGTACACCGCCGTGGCCGCCGACAAGAGCGCGGTCAGCGCCGCCCCGCCGGTCAGGCGCGTGTAAAGCGCCGTCTGGGTGGCGATGTTCACTTGGCGATCGACTCCAACTCGCGCACCAGGCCGCGGCCCGCCTCTTCGATGCTGCGCACGAAAAAGGGCCGCGGCGCCAGGTTGATCGTCCCGAACTCCAGATGCGGAGCGTACTCCGCACCGGCATACACCAGCCAGGTGCCCTGCTGCACGCGCTTGGCGCGCAGTGAATTCTTCAGCAGGCCCGTGTCGACGGCTGGCGCCTCCCCGGGCGCAGACGCCTGGTGCGAATCGATGACCAGGCCTGTTTTCGGCTCGTCCATGTGCAGGGCCATCGTGCGCACCGCATCTTCCGCAATCTTGCCGACCGCCCGGTCAGTTTGTTGCGGGATGCGGAACAGCAACTGCTGCAGTCTGCGCGTATCCAGCTTCACCTCGACCGTTATGTCGCTCATGCTCGATGTCCGCCTCTACCCGCGCCAGGAACGGCCGCCAGTAGTTGTTGATGCAGTTGTCCCAGTCATAGTTTTCGGCGATGTGGGCCACGCCCTCAGCCGCCATGTCGGCCCGGAACTCCGGTCGCCATTTCTGGATCTCATAGAGCGCCCAGGCGATTGCGTCCGGGTCCGGCAGCGCGATCCAGCTGTCCATCGGCGTCCACCACTTCTGGGCCGGCGCCGTGGCGATGCCGTTGATAGTCAGCTCCGGCATCGACGTGGCATCGGTCGTAATGACCGGACAGCCGCAGGCCTGCGCCTCGATGATCGGGATGCCAAAGCCCTCGCTCATCGAAGCCGCCAACAGCACGTCCGCAGCCTGGTAGACCGTCGCCATGTAGGTATCGGGCAGCCCAAGCGCCTGGTATGCGTACTGGTCGACGAAGCGCACCGCCTCTTGGGGGATGTCGCACGCCGCCAGCAACTTGAGCATATCCACGCCGGCCCGCCCGCCCATGATCTCCGTGTGCAGGTACAGCAGCGCCTTGGGATGCTTGCGCCGAAACGCCGCAAATGCCTGCAGGTTCTGCGGAAACGCCTTACGGCTCGGATAGTCCTTGTTGGCCGCCACCATCGCCACGACGATGGCGTCCTCCGGGAAGTCGAGCCGCTGGCGGGCCGCCAGCTTGTCGCCCGGCTTGAACACGGTGGTGTCTACGCCGTGCGGGATATAGTGGACGTTGTCGATGCCCGCCGCCAGGCTCTCGGTCAGACCGAACCGCGAATACACGACCGGATAGTCACACTTCTTGGCCCGCACGGTGACCGCCTCCGGGCATGGACTATGATCGACCGGATACCAGGCTGCCCAGCGGGCCGGCCGGCAGCGTTCGCCGTAGTCCTCTGGCAACGGCCAGATGTCCTGCAGGGAGATCACCAGGTCGGCCTTGAAGTGAGCGACGTGCTCGCCGATCACCTCAGAACCAAAGTGGTCGCCCAGGCCCGGGTACAGCCGAATGTCGCCGGCCATGATCGACGCGCCCTGCAGGCCGTACCATGCGAACTGCGCCACCTCGTAGCCCAGGGCTTTGAAGCGCGGCAGCAGATAGCGAGCCTGTACTCCGTATCCTGTGTGGACCTTCCACTGACTCTCGCCCCCGGTCGCCCGGAGGCGAGAGTCAGTGCGCCCATATGGCATTACTGGACCAAAGAATGCGCATGGACGCTCAAGCTCCTTTCTGTGCTTGACTATTTCAGCACGTTGCATTAGTATAGATATACAAGCACATACCCAGGAGCACAAATGCCCAAGGGCGAGACGAACCGCAAGCTGTCCGACGAACAGCGCCGAGATATCGAGCGCCTGTACCAGACGCGCAAGCCCGATGGAACGTGGCCGAGCGCCGCCGAGATTGCCGACCTGTACGGGGTCACGGCAAACTGCGTGATCTATCATCTCAAGCGGGCCGGCATTGCGCTGCGCTCTGCGAGCGATTCCCATTTTGGGAAGACCTGCAAGCCCATCAAGAACTTGCCGCAAGGCGCTCCGCCCGCGTGCAAGTGCGGCTGCGGACTGCCCACCGAATGGGACCAGCATGCGAACCGCTGGGAGGCTTACTACCCGGGCCACTATCGCAAAGACGCGCCCTACAAGCACCTGAAATTCTGGAAGCACCAGTACATCATCAAAGGCCGCACGCTGCCCGACCTTGCCGCGTACTGCGGTGTTGATCGAGGAACGCTTGTCAAAGCAGCCCGCAAGCTCGGCATTCCCCTGCGCTCGCAAGGTGAATCGCTGGCCCGCAGCGGTGCGGTTGCCGGCGCCAACAATCCGGCCTGGAAGGGTGGCGTCGCCAAGTGGCCTTACGCACCGGACTGGAAGCGTATCGCGCGCCGCATCCGTAAACGCGACAACTACACCTGCCAGATTTGCGGGAAGGAATTTCCCAAATCCAGCAAGCTGCTGCACGTTCATCACATCGACGGCGACAAAACTCACAACGACGACTCCAATCTTGTGACGGTCTGTGCCACCTGCCACCCGAAAGGCAAGGCTAAGGAAACCCCGGCATTCTTCGGCAAGTAGCTCATATCACCTCAACACAGATGGCGCGCCGGCTCAGCTCCCAGGATCGGCCCACCGGCAAGGCCTTGATCGTAAAGGTGCGTCCAGATACGAGCAGGCGGTCGTCCACCTCCACCGCCGCGTCGTGCGTCAGGGTAATTACCCAGTCGCCCACGCTGGCCCATCGGGAGCCCAGCACCCGCTCCAGGGCGCCCATCGGCGAGAGCCGGCAGGCGTAGGTTGTCACGGTCGCCCAGGCCCGGCTGCGCCCGCCCATGCCGTCAGCCGTTTCGGTGACGGTCTGGTGGGTCGCCGTACTCGGCAAGCTGTCGTCGATCGTGCCCCGCATGCCGGTTATTTCGGCGTCCGTGAGCAGCGTCATGGGCAGATGTCCGTGCGAGTCAGGGCGCTGGGGGCAAAGCTCATCGGCTTGGCCAGGCCATCGTAGTGGTTGGCCATCAGCTCGCAGTGCTTAAACCACTGCGAGCGCGAGAAGGATTGGCCGTCGGTCGAGAAGTCGAAGTAGCTCGCCTTGGTCGCCATCAACTCGCGCCAGCCGATGGCCGCCGCCGCCGCCACGTCATAGGACCGGCCATCCAGATAGCGGGTCGAGCCGGCCTGGTCATACGTGAAGGTGAGCAGGCCGCGCTGGTAATCGACCGTGTAGGCCGATGATACGGACGTGCCGGTCGAGTCGTACAGACGCCACACCAGCGTGCCGGAGGCCGTCCCCTCAAGGTCGGTGTACCGGCACTTATAGATGCGGTAGTCAACGACGTTGGGAGCGATCTGGCGCCGCTGGATCTCCAGCGGTTCCTGGTAGAAATCCACCCGCACGAGATCCAGAATATCCTGGGCCTCCTGGGTAGTCCAGACATTGCCGTCCGCGTCGTTGACCATCCGCCGCCAGCGGGTGATCAGCGCATCCATACCAGCCCGCACAGCCATAGCTTAACCTCGTCAGGCGCCCACACCCAGCACGTAATCGAGCTGGATGTTCATCACCCCGAAGGTGCCGGTGCCGGTCTCATCGTAGGATGCGGTCACCACGTCACCCGCGGCCAGCGTGCCATCGGAGATGGTGAACGCTTTAGGGGTCAGCCCGACCCAGCCCGGAGTGCCGCCGACAGCCGCGGCCAGGACCGTGGTGCCCGCGCCGGTGGCGCCACCGTTGAGCAGCGCAACCGAGAAGTAGTTATCCGTGCCCGCGGCCACGGTGTCGGCGATCACGGCGCAGGCGCCCACGATCTCGCAGGCGACCGGGGCCTTAAACACCGGATAAACTTGATCGGCAGCCGGATCGTAGTCCAGAGTGACGACGACCGAGTGAATGGTCTTAGAACCGAACATGGTCATGCTCCTTACGCCGGCTCAGTGGCGTCGCAGGTGTACTTGACGCCCCAGGTCGGCCGCGGGCCGAGGCCGTAGGCATAGCCGGCGACGATGTTGCCTTCCCAGGCGCGCAGGGAGGCGTCGCGTTCCCATTCCACGCCGGGCGTCTTGCGCGAGTCGAAGGCGATCGCCTGGGCGTTGAACACGCCGTTGACCACGTCATCATTCGCGTCCTCGGCGATGTTGGCCGAAACGTACCAGCGGGACAGCAGCCACTCGCCGACAAAGTAGTCGTTGAGCGCCTGGTTAGCCACGTCGCCCAGGAGCACCTTCTGCGAGGCCGGCTGGCCCAGCTCGACCCAGACGTCGTGCCAGGCGTAAGGGTGTACCACGATGGAAATGGGGTTGGGCGTGAGGTTGTTGCGCAGCACTGCGATGGCCGTGGCGAACTTAGCGATCGTGGCTGCCGCGCCGGCGCCCGGTCCCTTGTCAGTTGCGAAGGATGCGAAAACGCCAACCAAATCGGTGTCGATCTTGGTGGCCACAGCCCCGCCCATTTCACGGGCCGCCTGGCTGCGTGCGTCGTCGGGATCGGTCTCGATGTCCCGGTCGGTAATGACCACCTGGGCCATCACCTCGCCGGGCGTGAGCGAACCGATCTCGGTCACCCCGAACGTGGTCGGGTTAGCGTAGTCCACGTTCTCGGCCACGGATTGCGCCGTGATCTGGGGGCGGGTCTTGAAGTAGCGCGACATCCAGCCCCGGGCCGAATACGTCTTGACCAGGTTGGTCATGAGATTCGTTTCCCGGGCCACGAAGATCGCGTCTTCGTAGATCTGATTGAACAGCGAGTTTAACGCTGAGGTGGTAGTAACAGCCATGAGGCTACTCCTCGGTCTTGGTGCTTATTGAGCTGCCCCGCCCATCCCAGAAGCCCGAAGCGCCGCCGCCGAAATACTCGGCCCGCCGCTCCGCGTCGCTCCGTCCGATGGGTTGCGCAGTTTCCCGGCTCGGATTCGCCGGGGACAGGGCCGGCGCATTGCGCCGCACCAGGTAGGGTTTCGTTTCGGCCAATGACCGCAGCGCCGCATCCAGCCCCCCGGCCGCGTCGTCGGCCGGCAACTTGCTGATGTCCACCAGGCGCACCGCATCCAGAGGATCGGTGAAGCCCAGCTTGGCCGCCGCCGACACGATCGCCGTCTCGACGCGCAGCCGGGCGGCCTCGCCCGATGCGGATTCGGCCTGGCCCTTCAGCTTGGCCAGCTCGGCCTTGACGGCCTCCAGCTCGCCGGCGGCAGTCCGCAGCGTCTCGTAATCGGCAAACTTGCCGCGCTCGCGCTGCAGGCGCTCCTTGATCATCTGGTCGACGTCGGCCTGGGTGAAGGTGCGCTCGCTAGGCTCCGGCTTGACCGGCGCAGGCGCCCGTTCAGGTTGCGGTTTTTCGGCGGCCGGCACAGGTTCCTGGGCCGGTATGGTCTGAGCAGGCACGTTCGGCTCTGCCACGTCATCGACGACCACCGCAGCGCCCGTTTCCCCCGGCGTCGGGTTGGTGGTCTGGTTCTTAGTCACGCTTGCCTCCGGTAAACCCGCTCTGTGTGCGGTATGACCCTGTCAGTTGGTTGTACAGGTCGGATGCGCCGACAGGTAGACCCATCCGCTGCTGAATCTCGCCCCACCAGGCGCGAAATTGGCCGGGCAGCAGCACCCGGGTTTCAGGCGTATGCGGTGCAGTCGGCACCGGCGCCCCTTTGAGCCATAGATCCCGAATGGCATCTTCGGCCCAGGCCCAGCCCAGGCAGTAGGGCAGCAGCTTGACCCGCAGCTCCTCGAAGGTGACGAGCTTGGGCTGCAATCTGGCACCTTGTGCGCTCCGAAATGGAGCCTGGCCCGGTAAAAGAATCTCACTCACGATCGGCACCGACTTTTGTCATATAGGCTCTGGCATATTGTACCACAATTGCCCAGCGCAGCAGCAGAGGCAGTTTCGCCGCCTTGAGCATGCTGTTCAGGGCGATCAACAATGCCACGAACGGCCGCCAAGCGTCCAGCGCCTCGCTGATTTGCGCCTGGGCGTCCACCTCCCACTCTACTCCGCTGGCCATAGGCCCACGTCCCCCTTGGTTCGCTGCCCGATCTTACGTGCCGGCACGCCGCCCCAGATTTCCCAGGGCGGGACGTCGTTGGTAGCCACCGCCCCGGCCGCCAGGATGGCGCCCTCGCCAACCGTCACGCCCGGCAGCACCACCGCATTCGTGGCGACAAACGCCAGGCGCTTGATATAGGTCGTCGAGCGCCTCTTGACCTGCAGGTGTTCTGGCGCAGCCGCCGACATGCTCAGGCCGTCCCGATGGTTGGAGCCGCCCAGCACCCTGGCGCCGGAGCAGATCGCCACGCCGTCCTCGATCACCACCACCCCGCCCCCGATGTTGACGTGGGCAAACGAGGCGATATGCACGTAGCGTCCGATGCGCAGGCCCCCGCCGCCCTCCAGCTTGACGAATGAGTCGATGCGCGTCCCGGCTCCGATCTGCACCTGCTCCGGTCTGAGAATCAGCACCATGTCGTAGATATCAACCGCCGGCCACCTTTCGTTCACTTACGATTCCTTTCAGTCATGCATCGAATGCGGTGTCCAGAGCTCCCGCGGCTGCACGACGGTCAAAGTCGGATCAACCCAGATGCGCCGACCCCGGTCCCGCAGCTGGGCACACAGCCCAACGCTGGCGTTCTGATCAAAATAGACGCCGGCCCGCACGTCCTCCGCATGAAACAGCCACACTGAACCAACGCTGTCCACTTCGAATGGCTCGTCCGGCCTGTAGCACGCATGATAAGGCGGGGTGTTCGTGAAGAGCGCGCCGTCCTTCCGATAACCCCAGATATCGTAAAACACCGTCTCGCCGTTCGGCCCCAGCGGCAGCACCGGCCAGCCGGCAATGGGACAGCGCCCCGCCGCCGCATGGGCCAGGAAGCGCTCGACGATGTCGGGCGGGCTGATGATGTCCGATTCGTGGATCAGCACGTACTCGTCGGCCGGCTGCACCTCGGCAAGCCAGAAGTTGGCCGTGGCGCCGAGACGCCGCAGCCGGGCCGAGTAGTTGTCGCCGGGAATGTGCGTGTGGCCCACGATCAGGTCGACCCGGCCCGGCGGTTTGATTTCATCAATGTACTCCTGCAGCCTGGTATGGGTTGCATCTTCGGAATCGCCCACGACCCAGACCCAGCGCAGGCCCGGGCCGCGTTTGCTCAGGAGGTGTTCGGCGCGCCGGCGCAGATCCCGGCCGGCGTCGTTGCGCCACATGCTGCACATGACGACGGTCACCGGATCACCTCGGCGAGCCGGTCCAGCTCGTGTTTGCCGATGCTGGTCGCCTGATGGTAGTTGCAGACGCGGGCGCTGCCCCACTCCGGCACGTCGACCTCGAACAGTGGCATGTCCGGCAGAAAATAGACCAGCGACTGGCAGCCCGAGGCCCGCCCGACAAACGCCCGCGCCCCCTTAATCAGGCTGAAGGTGTCGTACAGATCGCGGCCCCGGTAGTCCAGCGAACCGACTGCCAGCTCGTCGACCAGCCCACCGATAGTCAGGGCCGCCACGCCGCGAGCATTTAGTTTCTGGATCAGGCCGGCATAGTAGCCCCCGCCAATACGCCCGTGTGACCGCGATGTAGTTTCAATCACCACGTAGTGCCCGGATAACGGTTTGCCGTGATGCACCAGCGTGTGCCGGAGCGCCATATCCCGCACGACGCCGGCCCCGGTAAAGAACAGGTCAGCATAGTTAGTTGGCTGCTTCAGCCAGGCTGGGAAGAACTTAGTCACGCCGGCCGAGACGTCCAGCACCGGCTGGCCGAAGATACGCTCGGCGAGGGCGGTCATGGCCGGCGCCATCTGGCGCAGGTTTTTGTCCATTGGATCCCGCCACGGCGAGGCCACACCGGGCAGCACCGGCAGCGGATCATCCCGGTACAGGCCCGCCACCAGCGGGTTGGTGATCCAGGCGGTGGCGCCTTGCCGGGCAACGTGCTGGGCGATCAACCGGGCGTGCACCGCATCCCCGATGCCGGCCCAATCCAGCACCAGGTGCTCGACTTTGGGCAGCCGCAGCCCCCGAAAGACGTTCTCGGCATCAACGAGAAAACGCTCCATCTCAGGGAGCATTGTAGACCTTCCCCCCGATGTCCCGGCCACCCAGCCGCCGATCGATGGCCCGGATCAGCTCGGTGCGGGTGTCGTTCCAGTGGTCGATGTCCGCCAGCAGCTCAGGCGTGCGCTGCCCGGCCCGACTGCGCTCGACCAGGTGCCAGATCTTCAGGTTGGCGATGGTCAGATCGTCGATCAGCTGACCGATGGTTTTGATCTCGACGGATTCAGGCATAGCCCCTCTCGGTGTAGATGGTGGTCAGGGCCGCACAGACCGTGGCCACGTCGTCGGACGTCAGCCCGGCATGGGTCGGCAGGCAAAGCCCCCGCCGGGCGATATCCTCGGCCACGGGCCAGGGACCGTGTGGCGCCAGATAGGCGTAGGGCGGCATGACTGCCAGCGGGTAGAAGGCGGGCCTTGTTTCGATGCCTCGCTCGGCGAGCTGGTGCATCACCTTATGGCGTTCGAGGCCGGCCGGCAGCAACAATGCGTTCATCCAGTAGGCCGGCTTGGCCCAATTGGCGTCGACCTGCCACTCGAAATTTGGCCCAAACATGCGATACTGCCTGGCGATGCGCCGGCGGGCCGCCAGGTGATTGGGAAATTCCTCGGTTTGGCCGAGTCCGACCGCGCCCTGCAGCTCGGCCATGCGATAGTTGAAGCCCAGCACCGTGTGCCAGTAGCGCCGGGCGGGATCCTGCCCCTGGCCCCGCAGCAGGCGCAGGCGCTCGGCCAGCGCCGCGTCGTTGGTCGTCACCATGCCGCCCTCGCCCGTGGTGATGATCTTGTTGCCGTAAAAAGAGAAGGCCGCCGCCCGACCGAGCGAACCGACAGGTAGACCGTCGCAGGTGGCGCCCGGCGCTTCGGCCGCATCCTCGATCAGATACAGGCCCTTGGCCTCGCACAGCTTGCGCAGCATGGTCATGTCGGCCGGGTGGCCGTAGAGATGCACCGCCACGATCGCCTTCGTGCGCGGGGTGATGCGGTGCAGCGCCTCCTGGGCGGTCAGGCACCACGTCAGCGGGTTGACGTCGGCGAGCACCACCTCGGCGCCGGTATAGCGCACCGCGTTTGCCGTCGCCACGAACGTCAGCGCCGGCACGATCACCTCGTCGCCCGGGCCGACGCCCAGCGCCGCCAGGATCAGGTGCAGGGCGGTCGTGCCGGACGAGGTGGCCACGCCGTAGCGCGCCCCCATCTGCTCGGCGAAAGCCGCCTCGAAGCGGGATACGAACGGGCCGGCCGATAGCTGCCGGTTATCCAGCGCCTGCAGCACGTAGAGCCGCTCGTTGCCGGGCAGCCACGGTTCCGCGAGTCGGATCATTGATAGAACTCCTGCGCCCCTTCGCCCAGGACGTGCTGCAGGCTGGAGGCCACGTAGGCATCGCCCCACGTTTCGTCGTGGTCGGTATGCCAGAACTGCTCCGGCGTGATCTTGCCGGCCTGCCAGGCCCGGAACACCGCCCCGCCCAGGATCTCCTCCTGCTGGCCCGGTTCCAGACCGAGAAACCACTCCTGCCCCGTGGGCGGGCGTTCCTGCTCGGGGATATCGACGCCCAGCTCCCGCCAGGAAACGGTGACCGGCACCGGCGAGCAGCGGCAGTTGACGTGCGCCGGGAAGAACTCCTGGGCGGTGAACACCTTGCCGTCGTTCCAGAGGCAGGCGATACAGTTGTGAACCACGAAGCCGTCTGCCACGTATGAATGATCTTCTGCGACTTCGATATTGAACACCGTTATGGTTTGCTTGTTATGGTTGACATATGTTATAATGTCACCATGAAAACGAAGGCCGTTCATCTCAAGAGCCAAGTCGCCGTGACTTGCATCCAATGTGGGAAGGTCTTTTATCAACCTCCCAGCCATGCCAAACGCGGGCGCAAATTCTGCTCGGCCGGCTGCCGGTTCGCCTATCAGCGAATCACCCCCACCCGCGGCAAGGTCGGGATCGACAAAATCTGCCCGACTTGCGGCAAGACGTTTCACGTCGGCCAGAGGCGCAAAGAACAGATTTACTGCTCGCGGGCCTGCCGCGGCCTGGGAGTACGGATCGACAAGGTTTGCCCGACTTGCGGTAAGACGTTCACAACCTTGCGGGAGAAGAATCAAATCTATTGCAGCGAAGCGTGTCACCGTCAGCCCGAGTACATAGCTTGTGAGCGATGCGGTAAGCCCTTTCGCAAGACTTACGACGGCAGACGACATTGCTCGGAAGCCTGCCGCCGCCCGCCTCAGATCAACACCTGCAAAACGTGTGGCAAAGAGTTTCGTGTCGTGCCAGCGATGGCCCACCAACAGTTTTGCTCGGTTCATTGCTACCGGCGGTTCGGCGGAGAGACCACCCCGGAACGCAACGTGCGCTTGTGCCTCGAGCGCCTCCGTGTAGCCTTTGAACAGGAATCCGCCATCGACCGTTACCCGGTCGACTTCTACCTCCCCGAGATCAACACTGCGCTTGAGATTGACGGCACCTACTGGCATCGGCGCGCCGATACCGACCAGCGCAAGGTCGCCCGGTTGACTAAGGCTGGATATCGGGTTGTCCGCTTGCCCGACCTGCCCTTCTACGGCGAACCTGACGCGATCATGTGCGAACTGATCGACCTCGCCATTCACGCATCTCCAAAGCTCATCGCCAGGTTGACAGAATTGTGCCGCCATCCAGTAGTAATTGCCCTGCCTGCGGATCAAAACGGGATGGTCGGCAGTAGCAACGAGCCGATTCCCTGAGCCGGTGCCCAATTCCATCATCTTGCCTGCGTAGTCGAAGGCCATCCTTTCTGTAACAGGCCGCCAAAGTCCAGCATGCGTAAGCACGCGTTCTCCAACAGTCACCGTTTCGATAGGCTTAGGTCCGCTCTCCGTCGTTATCATCGTTCCAGCAGGAAAGCAGGTGCGCAGGCTCTTGGATGCCGACCACTGCCAGCCCTTGACGATCTGCGGATTCGCTTGGTAGCTCATGATGCTGGCGGTGCGGTAGGAGCGCAGCATCTCGGTGCGGGCGATGCGCAGCGCCCGGGTGGTGGTGAGGCCAAACACATCGCGCAACTCGCCGGCGATGCGCTTGGGATTCCAACCGAGCACGATGCCGTTGACGAGCGCCTCGCCGATGCCTTGGACGGTCGGCTCGCCCAATTGCGCCAGCAGCTGGTACAGCGGGGAGCCGTCCTGCAGCACCCCGACGAGGCTCTCGGCCGCATCGGTGGGCAGGCGGTTCCAGGCCGTCATTAGCGCGGCCCGGGTTTCGGGCGTGCCGGGCAGCCCCGCCTGGGCCAGCGCCGCCGTCTCGTCGAGCGCAGATTCGATCAGGCCGGCCTGGCCGGCCCGGATCGTCTCTTCGGTGTAGGGCAGCAGGCGCCGCAGCTCGTCCTGCAGTTGGGTCATGAGCGCCTGGTAGCGTTCGCTGCGCCGCACCAGGCCGGCGGTAATTTCGGTGCCGGCCAGCCGCTTGGCCGCCAGCTCGGCGACGAGCGCCTCCTGCAGTGTGTTGAGCCGGTTCCAGGCCCGGCCGTAGGCTTGCAGTAGCGCGGTGGCCGCCGCAATGTCCCGCTTGAGCAGCGCCCGGCGGTATTGCTCGGCCAGCTCGGCGACAGGGGCATTTATGGCCATAATTCGCCACAGGAGCGATTTTCACGCCCTACACGGTAAACCATACTACTTCACCGGCTGCG